TATTATCATTCTTATCACTACGTTCATGTGCCTCAACACATCCAGGAATGTTGATGATAGGTACACCAATCTGTTGAGTGACAGGAGGATATATCGGAATCGCCTGAGGGGGATCCGATGTTAACCATTTCGGTATATCACTTATGTAATTGTTTCTGACATTGATAGTTTGGATTTGACCTTGATCAATCCTTATTGTTGGTATCTCCATCGTCTACCTCACATGCATCATTGAGATCATTAACCATATTACCACCTATCTCTGAACCTTGTTCTCCACCGAACATAGCAATCCAACCTGCTGCTAACCAACCAACAAATGGGATTCCAGTGACAGCAGGAGCAACAGCAGCACCTACGCTAGTCCCGACAAGACGTCCCGTTTGTTTGCCACCACCGACCGCCTCGATACACGCGACAGACTTTTTTGAGATTCCTGCTTTGCCTCCTGCACTACCATCTTGCCATGAGCGAGCATTGGATACAGGTCCACCTTGATTGGTTGATCCGTCCATGACGTACTCTTCAACAACTTGTGTCTTGGTTCTCCCGAATCCGAGAAACCCAGAAGGTTTTACAATGTCCTTAGTGATGTACATCGTCTTAGGATCATTTGCTTTGTAACTAATCTTATATCCAGATTCGTCTGCAGTAGCAACGTAAGAAGTATAAGGTCCTGCAGGCAGGTTTAACTGTGGTATTTTAGACTCGTTTCTAGTTGCAAGCATACCAATCATACCAATATGAGAAGCAGCAAATAAACTACCGACTACACCTATTGAGATCCATTTAACATTCATGGCATTGAGGGCAATTTAACATCTGGGATGGCAGATCCTGTTGTCTCAGGCACGATACCTTCGACTACATTAGGAAGTGCTGAAGAGATTCCTGCACCTAAAGAACCTAACGCTTTCTCCTTTAGATCTTCGATGATGGCATCTTTCTGTGTATACACATACACAGCACCACCAACAGCAGAAATAGAAACAGCGAATGATGCAATGGCAAGGACGTTAATGATTTTTTGCATGATGATTACTTAGTATCAGAAGGGACAATTTTTACAGGACCTTGTTCGATCCTTATAGTTTGGGCAGGAGCAGTCTCGGATGCCTTAGCGATAAGAAACTCCATATCTTTTTTAGATATGTTTGCACCACCACCATTTTCACCGTTCTTTTTCTTACCTCCCGCTTGGACACCGAAGGTAGCTACGACTCCTGTGAAGACCGAAGCTATGAAAGTTGGATCCATATCCTGTTTAGGAATTTTCAATGCAGGTGGCAAATCAACATACGCTAATGTTAAAATTCCACCAGACCAAATCAAGATTCCAAGTCGCACAAAGGTAGAAAGGATAGCAAGTTGCTCCTCCTTATCCTCTGCTGCTTCTTTAATTTTACCTAAGATACCCTTCTTAGGGTCTTCTTTTTTAACTGCATCTGCCATGATAATTATTCTATTGTATTATTATCTATAACATAAAGATTTCCACTTATTGAGATACGGTGATCATCTGTAGTATAAAATGGATTAACACCGTGATTGAGGCGTGCAGGGAAGAATGCTATCTTCCATTCAAATGATTTGTCTATGTGTAAGTACTCTGTATCCAGTCCACCTAGTGCTGTGTTGTACTGGAACATGAATGATGCTGTCTCATTTCCGTTTGTCTTATATCTTTTTCTTTCTTCTTCTAAGTCATATGGAACTTGCACCCAGATCACAAACGAAAACAACCCACTGTGTATGTGCAGAGGGTTGAAGTCGTATTTATTCTGGAAGTTTACCCAGAGTCTTTTTAGTTCAAAGTCACACTCACTGATTTCTCTCATTGTCTCTGCTACACCCATAGCAGGTTGGAAACCAAACTGCTTGATGTATTCATATGAAAGGCAACGAGTGAATGCACTAATCTCCTTGGATAGGGGTAAAGTCCATTCTTCTTCTATATGACCCCTCAGAGAGTCTCTAGCGTCCGTCTCAGGGGTCTTCTCTAGTGTGTTGATGCTATGCTGTAATTCTTCAACTACTGCAGGGGGAACCTCTGCTAGTAGGTATCCAGGACTTTTAAACCACTGGACATGATAATTAAAGTCGCTCATTCTGTAGTGCGTTTCTTTCCAATATTGTATTTAGACTCTAGTGTCCAGTCCCCCTTTTCTTTGTATGCAATAACTTTGATTTGACTTAGTGGTGCTACACCTTTAATGCTGTCTTCCTTTACAATCTCAACTAGACCCCAATCAGATAATAGTTTGATGATTCTGTTTCGTCTTTGTACGTCGTTGTCTGATAGGTTTGCTTTCTTTCCGTCTAACGCAAATAGTTCTTTAAAATGTACAATGTAGTATTGTCCTTTCTTATGTAGAATGTGGCAGGACTGATACAGTTTCTTTTCCTTACGGGAGGCAACTCCAATACGGGTAAGTGTTTCGCGAACTTTCAAGAAATCATCAGGTTCCTTGAGGTTCACTTCAATCATATTCTCTTTAGTCCATTGGACTTCATTACCTTCACTCATCTTTTCTTACCCCCTTTGTTCAGTTTTTCTTTAATGTAGTCTAGATGATTAGGAGATAGGATACGCAATGCTTGTTTTGCCTTCTCATTACTATAACCATAGTATTCCTTGACAAGTTCAAGATCATTCACCTTTTCCTTCTTACCCCAAGGAGAGAATCTCTTACGGGGTCTCACTATATGTATAAAAAAATCATACTGCATACGATTAGGTAAGTTTGGATACATATTCATCTCGTTAGCATATAGAACTGTATCCATATGATGAGACATACATTTATTAATAATGAATGCAGGGTACTTCTTTTCCCATGTGGGATCTTCATCATCCATCAAGTTCTTTTTGTTAAGATTGATGGAGTTTAGATAATCCTTTAGAGGATATCTGTCATCGTATTTCATGATAATAAAGTTGAAAGATTTCTATCTTTTGTATTCCAGAAGTCAGGAAAGGTTAGGAACAATTTAGGATGATATAAACATCTTACCATATTTTTCCCCCAATCAACATACCCCTTCGGTGCTTTCTTATAATTCTGAGTAATAACTGTCCCTCTCGATTGTATAAAAGTACCATCCTTTTTCAAAGGGATTTGATCTACGGGAGTCTCAAATATAAGTTGGCGATATGGAGTTGCCAATACATGAATGAATGAATCAAAGTCATCAGGACTTGATTGACGATGACGCAATCTTACATCCTTTGATATACCACCTGATTGAAACTGAAACTTCTGTGTCATCAATCCATAGTCAGTTTCCCAGAAAACAACTTTCTTAACTTGAACTTTGTCCCACCTATCATTTCTATTGATAAGCAAGTCAATTCCCATATCAATCTCAGGTTCTGCTACATTCCATCTGTTCTCTGCACAGTAAGACCTTACCAAATCTTCGCATACTTTTCCTGCGTAGTTGGTAAGGTTCTTCTCATCAGACCTTCGGCAATGAACTATTTCCTCTTCCAAGAGTGGAGGGGTGATAGCATATTGAATCTGGTCTAAAGGTAGGTGTGAAACATCTTTGTGTATAGATCTTCGATTGTATGGTGCTTTGTTCATTTTAATAATTTAATAGGATTAGTTCTTTTCTTTTTTCTTGATCCTTCATGTAGTCTCCTACAGATCGCATTGTGTATGTGTGATCGTATTCTTGTGCTTTCCAACCTTGGAAACGTTCTTTGATTAGATTGTCTGAGTTGTAAGAAATCATTTGATCTACCTTATAACTGTCACAAGTTTTATGGAATGTTTCATGAGAGAATCCACTATGCATTCTACCCTTCTTACCATACAGGTTATCTTTGATAGAGTATGGAGGATCCAGATACAAGAATACAGTATCATCATCCGTCATCAATTTCTCATACGACAAATTAGTGATATGCCAGTTTCTGATGAGTTGGGAATAGAAAGGGAGTTTTTCGATTCCTCGCATTGAAAAGTTTTGGTCGGACGCCTGGGAAGAAAAGGATGAGGACTCAGAGAGACCAGAAAAAGAGCACTTGTTAACAACATAAAAACTAATGGCACGATAAAAGGGTTCACTGTCAGAGAGTCCTCGGTTGAGGTATTCTCGTGCTTCGATGAACATTCCTCGTGCTGATCCTGGGTCGGGGAATCTTGATTTGAGTTGTTTGAGTTCATTAGTTAGTTTGTCTCCAGAGATTTGTAACTGTTTCCAAAACGTATATAATGGTTCATACAAGTCATTCACCCAAATACTAATGTTAGGGTATTGTTGTGTAACGTACAATGCAACAGAACCGCCACCCAAGAATGGTTCGCGATACTCTGTATACTCACTTAGATTAGGAAAGTATGGTGCCATCTTTTTAATAGCACGAGACTTACCACCAGGATATCTAAGAGGAGTTTTTAAAGATGTTGCTACAGTCATTACAACCATTCAATGTAGTTTTCATCTCCAGTAGGAGGTGGTGGAACTAAAGGTGCATAGTATCCTCTAGGTTTTGGTTGAGGAATAACAACAGCATCAATAGAATTGAATAACCTATTCAAACTCCTTGAATACATTCTGTAACCTGCTCCAACATAAACTTGTCCTGCAACAACTGCAACAGTAGCAGTGCCCCAGAACAGATAGTAGAATCTACTTTTCACTTGATGCCGTACTTTGTCTCGTTTAGTCGTCATGATCGTCAAATGGGTCGTCTAGTCCTTCGTTTGCAAAAAATCCTCGGTAGACACCATAGAAGGTAAAAAGTGCTACGATAACTCCTACACTGATAGCAAGAGTAATGTTTGGATCTGCATTGTAATGTGGGATGATTGCATTACACTTAGTCCAAGTACCAGGTAGAGTATACACTGGTGGGCATGATGCGATTAGGTCGCGTATAGCGAGCATTTCTCCTGGTCCCATTAGTTAAAATTACACTCCATCATAAGTTGAGTTAGACATGCTAACAGATTAATTTCTTGATCTGCTACGAATGCAGATTTGTATTGATAGTCTGCAATAATTAGAACTGCTGCTGCAGTGCTAGGACCATCCATAATAGATGATAGATTATCGTAGATCTGTCTTAGGATAGCAGCAGGATCTGAATCTAGATTCTGTTGTACCCATTTCTTTACATCATTGAACTTCTTTGTTTTCATAGCACCAACAAGAGTATCGATCTTGGCATCACCTAGGAG